CCTCGCTTGTAGCGGTCGCAGTTGATTTTGTTGGAACCTCAAACTTAAAATATCTTTTGCCTGTAGCTTTTGTTATGCCCGTAACTGTACCGCTTACATCGTTTAGTGTTACGTTGCCGTATTCAGCAATATAAACCGCCTCGATGCCTCCTATTGCTTCTCTACATCCTATTACATAACCTGCTGTTATTGCACATGCCATTTTTTAAAGTATTATAAGCGCAAGCGAATGTTTAATTACTCGCCTGCGCTAAGGTTAATTAATTTAGATCGCTGCAAGGAATGAAACTACTTCATTTGTGAAAATTACATTGACTCCAATTTTAAATTCCACGCGATACCTAACATCATTGTTGTCCCTTGAATAAAACAGGGTATATGCATTCTCTTCGTCAATAAGATCAACTGCTATTGCCATGTTAGAAAGACTCATTGCATATGCGTCACCTGTTCCGTTTAAACCGTTAATTGAAACGATTTCAACGTTTGTGCCAGGCAAATACAAAAGGTGAAAGTTGGAATGAGGTAATGCAAAAATGTATCTTAGATAATGAATTATTCGGAGGGTATTATTTGCAAATTATCTACAACCTTTTAGGGCAGATAAAAGATGTGTATCATATAGACTACCAAAAAGTAAGAACTAACGAAGCACAATCTGAATTTTTTGTAAAAAATGATTGGCAAAATAACCGTGAAGAGATGCGCCCATACCATGCATTTAATATAAATGAGCCAACAGGAAGTCAAATATTATTTGTAAAAGAGTACAACCCTAAAAGCAACGTTTACCCAACACCACATTATAACCAAGGGTTAAATTATATTGAAAGCGATATACAAATAAGTAGGCACATTTTAGGCAATGCGAAAGATGGATTTGTACCTTCAACACTTATCAATTTGAATGGTGGTGAGCCTCAAGAAGAAGCAAAGGAAGCAGTTGAGAAAGGTATAAAAAAGAAGTTTACAGGGAGTGAAGCCGATAGGGTGGTTATCATGTTTAACAAGTCGAAAGATAACGCCGCAGAGATTGTTAGCCTTGCATCAACTATGCTAACAAAGGAGGATTTTACAAATATCAACAAATTAATTCAGCAGGAAATTTATGCAGCGCATAGCATTACTTCACCTGTTCTTTTTGGTATTCAATCGGATGCAGCCTTCGGGAGTGGCAACGAAATTAGGGATGCATACACCGTATTTAATAACGTGTACGTAAATTCTAAGCAGCAGCAATTTGAGTTAATTTTTAACAAGTTGATGCACTACACAGGCATAACCGAGGAATACACTATTGTTCCTGTTGAGCCGTTAGGATTCCAATTTAGTGAGGCTATAATGGCCGCTAATATGACGCGTGATGAGATACGTGAGAAGCTAGGGTTAATGCCTGAAAACACGGCTATAAATGCGCCACAAACACAACAAGCAGCACCCGAAGTAAACGCAAATCTTGCCGCTATGACCGGCCGACAGTTTCAGCAACTTGAACGCATAAAAAGAAAGTACGAGGCTGGCAAACTTACAAGGGATCAGGCTGCTATGATGTTAAAAAATTCATTTGGCATATCTGATGCAGATGTAGCCTTATTTTTGGATGTGAACGAGGCGCAAAATTTTGAGTCACAGGATGAAATTGATTTTGCAATCTTGAATGAATTTGAAAACATTTATGAGAATTTAAGCGACTTCGAGATTGTAAAAAAAAAGCCTTTTAGCGAAGCGGAATATTTTGCAGACGTTTCAGAATTAAGCCAAATCGAAAGCAACGTTTTAGACTTAATAAATAAGGACAAGAGGATTACTCCAGAAGTTGCGGCGAAGGCTTTGAATATTACAATTGATGAGGCAGATGCAGCGTTCAAATCTTTGTTTCAAAAAGAAGTCATAAAAGTTTCTACAAAGAAAATCGGGCAAGATGAAATAATCGAACGTGAGCGCACAAGCAAAAAGATAGATGCACCGAAGCCGGGAAGCAAAACAATACTTTTGCGCTATACATACGCTGGCCCGGAAGATGACCGCAACCGCCCATTTTGCGCTCGCATGTTGGAACTAGCGAAAACAAAAGTATGGAGCCGGGCAAACATTGAGCAGATAAGTGAGCGTTTGGGTTATTCGGTTTGGGATAGGCGCGGCGGATGGTTTACGTTACCAACAGGCGAACACCGACCATATTGCCGTCATTCGTGGCAATCTTTAACAGTAATAAAAAAGAACTAATTATGAGCGCAAACATTTTATTTATTGGGGAGGCACTTTTGAAAAGTCGCACCGGCATGTCGGATAATATAGACGGCAAACAATTGAAGCCGCAGATTAAGCTGGCGCAGGATATGTACGTTCAATCGGCGTTAGGCAGTACATTATATTTGCGTTTGCAAAGTGGAATTGAAGCGGATAATTTAGGCGCAAATGAAATCACATTATTAAACAATTATGTGACTGATTGCTGTATATGGTACACGATGTCACTATTGCCAATGGCCTTAGGATATCAATTTTTTTCAAAGGGAGTTTTGCAAAAGACCGCTGAAGAAAGCAACACCCCGAGCCGGGCGGATCTTGAATTAATTTCAAACCAATATAAAGAAACTGCAGAATTTTACAAGCAAAGGTTAATCAATTATCTACGTGAAAATTATTCGCTTTATGCAGAATATTTTTCACCTGGCAGCGGATACGATGTAATTTTCCCGGAGTCAAAAGCATATACATGTCCTATTTACTTAGGTGACGTTCCAGGCTTTACACGCACCTACGGAAACAATAGCGCAGGCGGCACACCACTAACGGTTTATGTTACACCCGATGCAGGATTATCACAGTTTTATGTTAGTGAAATAGCCAACAAAATAGTGGTAATTGCAACCCGTAGCGGACAAGTAAAAGGAATCACAAACGCCAACACAACAAACACAATGTACCTACAAATAAACGGTAATATTGTAACTTTGCCGGTGGGAGATTTAACCCAAGCAGGAGAACTATTTACTTTCACTTATAGATAGAAAATGTATAAAAAAAGTTTAATCGAAAAAGTACTATTCCATGACTTACAACCAATTAGTAACAACATTGCAAAGCCTGTTGAGCAGCCACGCAATGATCAAAACAGTAAAGCACACAACGCCAAAGGAATGGCTACAAAGGGAATCACAGCCGGTGTTTCCAATAGCGACCTACAACGTAAACACAGGCAGTCTTAATGTTGGCGCACAACAGGTTTACACCGTTCAATTTTTCTTTTTGGACAAGTCAGGACTTGAAGCAGAATATGAAACCGATGTTATAAGCGACCAAATTCAAATTGCATCGGATATTGTAAATATTATGCGTATTGGAAGCAATGCATATTTCATAGATGATAACATTACATTCAGCGCGATTAGCGACAAATACGAGGACTATCTTGCCGGTGTTGAGCTAACTATAAATATAACAACCCAATCCAATTTTAGCGCATGTGACGCACCATTAAATTAACGACATGAAAAAATTAATTTTACTCCTTTTTTTACTTCCATTTTTTGCCGGTGCGCAAACATATCAGTCAATGCCCCAAGCAGGGTATGGCCCTGTAAAGCGAATGTTATTCGATAGCGTTTTAACTTTGCCGTTAGGCATTACCAAACTGCAAAATATTTCCGGTGGGCGCGATGTAGGGCAATTGAGATATAATATTTCAGATTCGAGCCTATACACTTACAGCGGTTCACGCTGGATAAAATCGGGAATTGATACAAGTACGATTTATTATAATCTAGGATTGAAATTAAATATCAGTGATACGGCTGCAATGATGGCAGCCGCGCCGAGGGTGCAAAGGTTCTTGGATAGCGTTGCAAACTTGAAAAGTTCAATTGATTTAAAATTGAATAAAACGGATACGGCATCATTGAGTAACCGCATAAATTTAAAGGTAAATATTGCAGATACGGCGTCCATGCTTGCCCCGTACACTAGAGCCACACAAACAGCGTTAAAATTGAATATAAGTGACACTGCAAGTATGTTATCGGCATACACAAGATTAACCGCAAATGCACTTAAATTAAACATATCAGATACCGCCGCAATGATGGCAGCAGCTCCACGTGTGCAGCGTTTTTTAGATAGTGTTGCAAACTTAAAAACATCAATCGAAACAAAGCAAAATACGCTAACATTAACCACAACAGGCACAAGCGGAGCGGCAACGTTAACGGGGGCAACGCTGAATATTCCCCAATATTTAAGTGCAAATATTTATAATTCAGACGGAAGTTTGACAGGTGCAAGAACGTTAACATTAAATAGCCAACCGCTAACTTTTGCAGGCACAACATCAACACGATTTTTTGCAAATGGTAGGGTAACAATCGGAGGAATAGTAGACGCAGGATTTAAACTTGATGTGGTTGGAGGTGATGCAAGGATTAACCAAATGACGATTGGACTAGGTGGTGGAAGCATTGCAACGAATACAGCAATAGGATATCAATCATTAACGGCAAATACAATAGGTCTATATAATACTGCGCTAGGCTACAACGCATTAAAAACAGGGAACAACCATCAAACAACTGTAGCAATTGGGTATGCTGCTTTGGGAAATTCGGCTAGTAATAATGCAAACGTTGCAATAGGTAGCAACTCGATGGGAGTAACAACCGCAGCAGGGCAAGCAAACACATGTGTAGGATTTGAAACAGGCAAAAATTTAACAGGCGGTTATAATGCATTTTATGGGTGGGGAAGTGGTATCATATGCGCCAACACCTCGGAAAATGCAGCATTTGGAGCGTATTCATTTTACAGCAATACCACAGGTACTAGAAACGCAGCTTTCGGACATCAATCTTTATACCGTAGTACAGGCAATGATAATATGGCAGCAGGGTATTTGTCATTAAATAGCATGACAAGCGGCTCGAAAAACACCGCTTTGGGCGGATATGCAGGGGATAAGATAGGCACAGGAACAAGCACAAATACAAACTCAAATAACAGCATATTCATTGGGTATGATACAAGGCCATTAGGATTGACACAAACTAACCAGGTTGTGATTGGATATGGAACTACGGGCCTTGGAAACAACACAACAGTGCTAGGTAATAGCAGTACATCCACAACAGGACTTTACGGAAACATTAGGCTTGTTTCCGGCATGGCAACAGCCCCTGCAAGCGCAACGGCGGCGGGCACGGTGGGCGATGTGCGCATAACGGCAACATACATCTACGTTTGCACCGCAACAAATACATGGGTAAGATCCGCATTAACAACATGGTAAAAAATTAAACTTAAAAATATGAAACAGATTAACCCCGTGCCCATGTGGATTAACGGAAAAAATGTAAACGCTGAATTTATAAATGTAATTAGCGTAAATGATAATTTGCAAAATTCTGCAACTTTTTATTATCAATTATTGAGCGTTACAAATGATGTTTTAGTAACAGGAAATTTGACTATGTCTGGAGATGAATATTTAAATTGGAATGGCACAAATCAGGCTGCTTTTGTATGGTCGGCAAAACAATTAAACCTTACTTTAATTTAATGTCACAAGAAAAAATATCAACCATCACGGGCATGATCACAGGTGTGACTTGCAAAGTAATGTTCCAAGACATGGCCATTGCCGTATTAACTGCATTCGCTACAGGCGGCGCGGCCTACATCGGCCAAATATTCATTAAGTATATTCACTTATCAATCAAACAAAAATTATATGAAAAAAGTACTAAAAAGGCTGCAAAGTAAAACACCCGATTTTTTCAAAAGGCTGCAAATTGTGGGCGGAAGCCTTAGTGCACTTTGCACAGGTATTATAGCAATACCAAATATAACTGAAAAGTTATTATCTTTGTCAACGCACGGCATCGTTGCCGGGGCAATTATGGTTTTAGTTTCTCAATTTGCGGTGGACAGTTCGGCAAACATTAAGTAAAAAATTAACCCCCAATGTAGAAACATCGGGGGAAACCAAAAAAAAACTATGTCAACTGTAGAAGTACAAATTTAAACAAAAATTATGAGATACTTTCTATTAATACCTATATTTTTATTTTCGTGCCAAAGTGCAAATAAACTTTTAAACAAAGCAGTCAAAAAGGACAAGGCGGAAGTGGCAAAGCTTACCCGTGAATTATTCCCGTGCGGCATAATTGCACGAGATACTACGGTTGTAGTTGATACATTAACTAAGTTTGTTGAATGCCCGGAAAGCACGATTTTAACCGTTTACAAAACAGCAACTACAATTGATACCATTGTACTGAAAAAGTTCGTTAAAGTGGCTGTATTAACCCCACAACGCACACTATACATAACGCAACGCTTTGAGGATTCAGCAAAGATTTATTTGCTGCAAAATCAAATCAATTTGCAAACGGTAAAAATCAATCGTTTGAATGATAGAATACATACTGCAAAGATTATAATTTGGTGGCTTACTATTACTTTAATTTTATCAATATTGGCCTATTCACTACTTAAAAAAATAAGATGAAATTATTGCTTCAAAGAAAAGTATTAACCGAAAAATACACACAAGGAGTTTTATATGTGAACGGTATTTTTTTCTGCCACACAATCGAGGACAAGGTAAGGGCAAAGGCCGGCATGTGGAAGCGCATTTTTAAAGTGAAAGCGCAAACGGCTATTCCCTACGGTATTTATCCTGTCGCGGTGACCTGGAGCCCACGTTTCAAAAGACAACTTACCGGCGTGTTTAATGTTCCCGATTTTTTAGGGATACGCATTCACAACGGTACAAGTGAGTTGAGCAGCGAAGGGTGTATAATTGTTAGTTACCATGTAGAGAAACCCGGGAGATTGGTAAACGATAAGGCCGCAATGAATCAACTATGCATATTAATCGAGGATGCACAAAAAAAAGAAAAGGTAACGTTAGAAATCATTTAAAAAACTTTAATGAACAAAGCCGAAACTGCAAGAGAATACCGACAAAAATATGGGGCGTACATGCCCACTTTAAAATTGGCTAGGATCATGTACGGAGAAAATGATTTGTTATTTAAACATGTAGAGGATGCTAGGAGTTCATTGAGATTTATTGAGGGCAAAAATGGAAATACAAAAGAATCAGCACTAAAAAAAACGGATGCTGATACAATAGTAACTACCGACCGACCGCGCAACCCATATAATTTGCCTGTTTCGGATGAAACATCTTTTTTACCTTTCAACATTTCAGGACACAAAAAAGTGGGTATCTTATCCGATATCCATTGTCCATATCATAGCATCGAAGCGTTGAGCCTTGCCATTACTGATTTGAAAAAGGAGGGTATTGATGCTTTGTTATTGAACGGTGACACAATCGATTGCCACAAATTGAGCCGATATGTAAAAGACCCAAAGAAGCGAAATTTTAAATTGGAGTTGGATACATTCAAGGCATTGTTTGAAATCTTTGAACGTGAATTCAAATGCCAAATTTATTTCAAAATCGGCAACCACGAAGAACGATATGAGCATTTTTTGCAAGAGAAAGCAGCTGAATTAAAAGGGATTGAAGAATTTGAATTTGAAAACATAATAAAAGCACGGGCCCGGGGCATTCACATAATTGGAGAAAAGCGGATCATGAAGTTAAACAGCCTCACAGGCATCCACGGCCACGAATACTTCGGAGGTACTTCGGCGGTAAACATTGCCCGCTCCCTATTTACGAAGGCAAAATCAGATAGTTTCCAGGGCCACAACCACCAAACATCAAATCATGTCGAAGTGGACATAAACGGGAATGAGATTAAAACATATTCTCTCGGAACGCTCGGAGAATTACACCCAGAATATTTGCCGCTTAATCGTTGGAATCACGGATTTGGAATCGTACATTTGGATTCCAATGGCAAGGATTATGAATTTCATAACAAGCGTATTTATAAAGGTAAAATCACATATTAAATGCAAAGCAATACCCTAACCGAAGTAATTGCAGACATGCAGCAGCGTGAGGCCGTAGGCATTAAAAAGTACAATACCACAATGGATAGGCAGGATTTGGAACTTGTGGATTGGCTGCAACATGCTTACGAGGAAAGCCTAGACAAATCACTTTATTTGAAAGCTGCAATAAATAAACTACGCAAATGAAGCACTACACAGTTAAATATATCCTCAACGACCGAAAGATGCAAACAAAGGTATTTGCAGCCAATAAATACGATGCTATGAACCAGATCAAGCAACGGCTGCAAATCGTATCTGTTGAGGAAAAGGACGAAATAGTCGATAAATTAAAAAATATTTTCGGGATGAAATAAAACATAACTAACTGAAAATTAGCCACTTGTACAAAGTGGCTTTTTTTATTTTAAAAATATTTGAAAAAAACTTTTGTAATTCAAATAAAGTATTTATCTTTGTGAAACAAAAGGAAAATAACCAACTAAAAACTTAAAACATGAGCAACAAACACTACGAAGTAAACTTAGACAACGGATACACAGAACTAGTATCTACATTAACAGAAGCAAGAACTTACGTTAAAAATAATATGTACGATGCAAAAGTTGTAAATATTATATCAATCAGGCTGGATAAAAACAGCAAAGAAGTAAGAAATTATATCAAATTCTAAAAACAAACCGTCATGAAAAAAGACTACTTCAATTTATTTTTAATCATTTTATGGGTATTGGCCGGGCTAACAATACCTTCAACAATCATTTTCATCATTCTTCACTTTATAATTAAATTTTGGTAAAAAAAAAACAGGGCGGAGCGCGCGAAAACGCAGGCAGGAAAAAATGTGAACCGTGCACTTACATTAGTTTAAGAGTACCACTAGCATCTAAACAAAAATTTCTTAACGAACTAAAAATCAAATTACATGAGCTTAAAAAACAGCAAACTAACCACGGAGAATCTCCAATACTTGAGGGATAACATCAACACAACACGCCAAGATATTATGGCAAAAAAATTAGGCATAACTAAAAACCAGTTAAAACATGAGTTATTTTTTCACAAAATTTTTAGGAGAACAAAGGTTGACGAATATGCAACCCCTGAAAATTTGGCTTATTTGCATGAAAATTGCAACACGTTAGACATAAAAACATTGTGTGAGCACATCGGATTAACTGATAAGTCGTATTTATACAAAATGTTTATAAAATACAACATCTGTTTTCTAGGCCAAACAAAGCAAAGTAAAATGCCCGAAGATGGATTTTTTCACCACGATCCTGAACTTCACACCATTTAATCAAAATTTTTTATACATTTACAAAACCAAAAAAAACAACATGAAAAAAGCACTTGAATATTTTACACAATTTGAGAACACCTTTGAGATGGAAAGGTTTTTTAACCTTACTATTAAGGAGGACACAATTGATGCAATGGGATATTTTACCAGGGAAAACATTGATTATTTTAAAAGCAAAAAATGTACTTTTGAATTTGATAATGTTTTAGGGATGGTAATTTCAACTTATGTTGAATATAATATCACTATTAGAATTATTTTAACTCCAAATTTATAAGCCATGCCTGAAATTCTTAAATTTATTATCGCAACAATTATCTTAACCTTAGCAATTCTGTATTATGTCTACATCATTATTCCAGTCCGTGAGGAAATCGAGGCGGGCGAAAGGGCACGAAAAATTAATAGGTTTATTGGTAGCACTACCACAGAAGGAAGCGCAGACGCTAATTCAGATATTAACTCGGAGAAGTTCCATCCAAACGAACAATTTTAATCAAACCATAAAAACAAATTAACATGGCTTATTTTTTAGAAGCAGACGATTCCGCAACAGGATTTGCAACAAATGATTGCATGGCCGATTATAAAGGCCTCACAATTCGCGCACAAATTGCAGCAATGTGTTTGCAGGGTATTTTATCCAATCCAGGAAATACTTCCGATAGAATGAAAATTAAAGTATCAATATCTGTTGATTATGCTGATTTATTAATCGAACAACTAAACGAAACTTCATAACATGGTAGAATTTTCATATAAAGACTTCATAATTGAATACGAAATTAACCAAGAAGGGGAGCTGGAAAGCTTCAAAGTTTTCGATGATGATCCTGGTAACGAGATAACCCAATATCTAATTGGTAAAGATATCGAGGATATCGAAACATTAATTTTCAACCATTACAAGGGCATACCTTTACACACAAACCTTTTAAAAAATCAAAAATGAAAAATGAAATCGTAAAATTTCAGGCGCAAAGCAGCCTAACGGAAATCATGTCTATTGGCAAAGCCTTTGCAGAAAGCGGCATGTTTATTGACTGCAAAACCGCAGCGCAGGCGGTAGTGAAAATTCAGGCTGGTGCCGAAATGGGAATACCTCCATTTGCAGCCATGTCGGGAATCCATATCATACAAGGGAAGCCGACCGTGGGCGCAGGGTTAATGGCAGCCAATGTGAAAGCATCGGGAAAGTATGATTACAGGGTAATTGAAAGCAGCGAAAAAATATGCTCAATTGATTTTTACCAGGGGAAAGAAAAAATCGGGAATAGCATTTTTACCATCGAAGAAGCCCGCAAAGCAGGTACAAAAAACATTGATAAATTCCCCAAAAACATGTTGTTTGCCCGTGCCATTTCAAACGGTGTGAAATGGTACACACCCGATGTATTTGCCGGCCCCGTTTACACACCAGAAGAGTTTGACCAAGAACCGCAACAAGTGGAAGCTATCGACATTACAAGCGAACTAGCGCACCATATCGGCAACTTAGACAAACTACACACCGTAGACGAACTAAAACAATACAAAGCAATTTTGCCCGATTATATCGTGAAAGATGCTAGCTTTGTTAATGCAGGCAAAGAAAGGTATAATTTAATTTTAGCTGAAAAGGCGTAAAATGTATGCCGGCAACTGGGTTAATAATTCATGTGGGTTCGATTCCCGCGCCGGCAGCTTACAATAACAACTCTGGGGTAAGGGTTTTGTTGCGCCGAAAGGTGGTGTTTTCAACGGTTCGAGTCCGAGCCAGGTGGCGGAAATGGAACGCCTAGCACCGCAAATGCTATACATGCAGGTTCGACTCCTGCACTGGCCACTTAGGGAGACTGTTACTAATTCATAGAACCAATGTAACCGGGAATCATAGAATTAGAATTTTAGTCAGGTGGCGTAATTGGTAGACGCTAAGGAGGTTAAGAAGTGGAACGCGAGTTGGTACAAGTTCTGGTAGAACGGTCACTTCATGCAGGTTCGAATCCTGTCCTGACTACTAACCAAATAAAAACAAAAAAATGGATTTAACAACACAAGGTATTTTAAGCCTTTTTCAGACCACCAAAGCGGAGCGAAGCACATTCATTGCCGATGTAATGGAACGCATTGAAAACGGCACGGCAGACGCTATTAAGGTGCATTTGCAACTTAAAGCAATGGAAGAGATAGTCAAGACTTTAACCACAAACGAAAGTTATAAAACGCATCTAATTGATGCAGCCGAAAAAAACGGGAAAAAGTTTGTGGCATTTAATGGGGAATTTAGCATCAAAGAAATGGGGCAACGCTATGATTTTACATATTGCGGTGATGACGAACTTTTGGAATTTTACACACAACAGGATAAGTTGAAATACCTTATCAAAGAACGCGAAGATTTTTTAAAAAAAGTACCTGTTAGCGGAATGCAAAAAGTGACTGAAACAGGCGAAGTTATAACCCTATTCCCTCCATCCAAAACATCTACAACTACGGTTGCGGTAACATTAAAGTAAAAAACAACTATATGATAAATTTACATTACAGTAAAAAAGAAGGTCAAATATTAAAAAGGTTATTTGATAAATTTGTAAATCTTGGAAAATACATAAATATATTTTCAATTGAAAAAGCAGTTCATTTAATTGCTATTGAAGGTAAAAATATAAATGAAGTTTTTGTAACAGATTCATTAATAAATGCTACAAATTTTATTTTTAATAATGTACAATATAAAATAAATGATGTTTTCTTTTTTGAATTTGCATCATTTGAAGAAGCGTATAAAGTTGCATTATCTATGAAAGAGCCAAACCCACTATGCTATGAGGAAGAACAATTCATTTAGAAAAGCCTGGCATCATTTACAAACCGCTCAGGATTGCTTTGAGGACTTTATACGGGATAATGATGAACGCATGAGGGGCGCAATATTCGCCCGACGTTACTCCGCTAAAATTAGTTGGATGGTGCAAGACTTCAAGACCAACGCCAATGTTGAGAAGAAAGGGTTTAACCATAAACTCAAAGCACCATTTGATAACCTGCCAGACACCCCACTTGGTGGGTATTGGTTGCAGCTTAGTTTCTACTCAGACATCTTGAAAAAGGCTGGGTGGAAGGTCGAAGCGATGGATGTGTTTGCCTACAACGGCAAATGGACAACGTACACCAAAGAGCCAATAGATTTAAGCAAAGTAATTTAGGAGGTATCATGGCATTAACACCAGATAGACAGCAGCAGGTAGACACCACTAAGAAAAAATACGGTGAAGACCACTACAGTAAGATCGGCAGCAAGGGGGGACAAAACACCCCAACACAATTCACGTCAGAATCTAGCCAGAAAGCCCTCAAAGCCCGATGGGATAAATACCGAGCAGAGCAAGCTAAAAAGGAGGAAGGAGAAGCAAAATGAGTAAGAACCAACCACGCAAGGTAGAATTACTGGCCGAGACTATCTCATGGGTAGTATTTGTCATCGCAGCTGGTATTGGCGCACTGTCATTACTGAATATGATTTCACTCACTGACAAAGCACAGGCAGTCGTAGGATATATCCTTGGCGGTTACGCGTTACTGGTGTTTAGCTACCTAGTTTATAAAGCGGTAGAGAACCAGAAGTAACTATGAAAAAGCTAGATGAGATTAGGCAGCTATGCGAAAACACTATCAGTGAATATGCAGAGCTGACGAAAGAGCACAGTATGGACGACATAATTGCGCCAGAACAATATCGTGCGGAACTAGCAGAAGAAGTTTTAGAAATAATGAATGGAGAAAAATAATGGCAACAACACGAAACCCCTACGCAGAGCACCAACCATCAGGCGGTGGTGGCAGCTATTACAAGTTTGAAGATGGCAAGACATTGGTATGCCGTATCGTTAGTGACCCAGCAATCTTTGAAGAGATTTATGAAGGCCGCGCTTCAACAAAATACGGCTTCTTGATTTACAACATTGACGAGCAAGAAGTACAAATCATGAAACTCCCAAAGACTGGATACCGTTCGCTCGCAGCGATCGCAGCTGACCCAGACTACGGCAACCCAATGGAGAATGATTACGTTCTAAAGATTACTCGTACTGGCCAGAAGCAGCAGACCAAATATAACGTAGTCCCTAGCCCAAAGAAGTTTGAGCTTACGGAAGAAGTCACCGAACAGATTGGTGAGATTAACCTCATCGACAGGCTGGCTGCATCAGATTACACCGAGAATGTTGCATGGCTATTTGACGAAATTGACCACAAGCGTCCAAAGACTGTTGTCACCCCACGTGACACGGTGGTTGAAGATGTCGATGAAGAGCCAATCAACCTAGACGATATACCTTACTAGGGGGCTGCATGGAAGACCCGTCATATGAAGAAGAGTTGTCTATTGAATCTATAGAATCAAATGCTATGGATACTGAGTCACAACTGGAAGAGTTGTACCTTAAAATTAAACAGTACCAGTCAGACATTATGCTCGCAAAAGAGCGTAGTGATTCCGAGACACTAAGCAATTCACTCATCAGATTAGCACGGGTCAACACTGCTTACGGGCGTAAGGCTGCATATGCACTCTATATCGCCCGTAACGCAGAACGTGCGTATCGAAGGGTACGAGAGCACACGAAGCTGGATGCTATTAACCAGAAGAACGCTATCGGCAAGGCAGAATCAATGGCGTATGTTGATGGCAAGGTTGAAGAAGCATTCACGGTGTATTCAAATGTTTCACTGTTGGCAGAACAAGCCAGTGACACATCGTACCGAACAGATACTTTCATGAAGATGGCGCAGTCTGGCTTGTCTCTGATTAAAAATGATATCAATGGCCGTCCATGAGAGATTTCAGAACATTCCTGAAGAAGATTATTATATTTGTCTTTCCGATAAAAATAATAAGAATACCGAAACCGACTCATGCGAAATCGAAAAGGCGTTGGGACACTTATGTGAAAACGCCGATCAAGAAACGAGGTTCAAAATGAGATATATTTTCAAATACAATGGCAGGATGTCTGGGCTTAACGAATACACCAATGCCAATCGTGGTAGCAAAGGGAAATTTTTTGGGAACCAGACCAAGAAGTTTTGGACAAATGAGATTGCAGAACTTTTACATGATGCGCCGAAATTCAAAAACCCAGTAACCATTAAGTTCCATTGGGTAGAACCGAACGCAAAACGTGATCCAGATAATTTCATATTTGCCAAGAAGTTCATTCTTGATGGGATGGTTAAGGCTGGGGTTATCGAGAACGATGGCCATAAAAATATCATTGCCTTCACGGACACATGGGAGGTGGATAAGGACAGTGAGGGTTCAGTGCTTGTCAATATAAGCGAGGTTTAACAATTTGGCGTTAGGTTGGTTGTGAAACCAGAAAAGGCGAAAGCATCCCTATGTAAGCCCAAGAACATAACCAACTAGCCACTGGCTGCCCTACGAATCACACAAACGGTACTTTGTGCGTAGGGTAGAGACAAGAGGGATGGCGACCCTCAGTACCAAAGGCGAGGAATCGGTTGGCTTGTGTGCGCTGAAATAATGCGAACCTGTCAAATGCAAGCTAACCCCTCGTCCTAGATTTAACAATTAGAGCGTAGAACTTGGCGGTAATGCTGGAGCCACTAACTCCACAGGTCTTTATACGCCTGGTACGCCATTACCGTCAAACTTTGCGCTCTAAATT